CATACAAGAACAAGTTCCATTAGAACATCGTAACACTTCGATAGGCGTAAAATCCTATAACTCTGTAATTAAAAAAAGTACTGACTATAGGTCTATATATACTGAAAAAACCAAAAAACTGGTTGCTAAAAGATTTGAAATAGATATTGATACATTTAAATATACTTTTTAAAAGGCTTGACAAATTTTTACTAAATGCTATACTATATATAGTTTGTAAGTTAGGAGAAGAGAAGAATGTTCACAACTAAAGAAGTACTATCAGTTAGTGCGGCCGCACACAGAATAAACGAAGGTTTTATTAAAAAGGACCAAGTTCGTTTTGACGAAAAACATAAAAATAAAACTTGTAATAGTGATTTACTATACAACCATTTTTATAGAGAAAAAGAAAAATTAGAAGTTCTTGAAAAAGATATTGACCTAGCGGAAATTATTATAGATTATCTTAAAGGTTTAAGTTTTAAAGCAATTGAGCGTGAACTTACAGATTTTGAAAAAAATGTCCTTAAACTTGTGAGCAGTGAACATATTGAAAAAGATAAAATAGGTATTTCAGCAAGTTTGCCTAAGGTTTATTTAAATAAAATAGAACAGGATGCCTGGACTGATAGAGAAAATATTTTATCTGCTACCAGCACAGCTCAAGGTATATTACACGAAAGAGGAACATTTGATGTTGTAGTTGAGTTTTGTAGGTATATTCCAAGAACAATGAGTTATTTGGTAACTACAAGTATCGATAATAAACATATCTTAAAGTTTTTTCACGATAAACATTTTAAAGTAGGTAGTAAAATTAAAATAGATGGTTATGTAAAAAGCCAAGGTAGAGGTAAATATCATAACGGACAGGAAACTATAATCAATAGAATTAAAGTCCACAATGACGAGGAATAAATACTGATATGAGTAGATTAATCACAATAGGATGTAGTCTTACAGAATATTCATATCCTACTTGGGCAGATATGGCCGGTACACATTTTGATGAGTATTATAATTTGGGTAATCCAGGTTCTGGGCATAATTATATGTTAAACATCTTCACAGAAGCAGATTTGTTATTAAAATTAGGAGAGGGAGATACTGTTATTGTAATGTCTACATCAATGACTAGGAGTGATGTTTTTCTTCCTCAAAAACTTCCAGGCAACGAAAATTATTGGGGATGGCAAGGCACTGGAAATGTTTGGTATAGATTTAAAGACGATCCTACATTTTTAAAACGGCATTATAGTAATACTTATGCCGTAATGCAAATGCTTTCATCGTTAAAGTCTATAAAAGATATTTGTAATTATAAAAATATTAATTTTATATTATTAAAAGGATTTTCAACTGAACAAATTTTATCTGAACATTTCGAAATTACAAATTTAGAATTTTTTAAAAATCGAATAGATAATCTTTTCGAAAAAAAGTATGCTAAAAGTTTTTATGAAAGATTTACAAATAATGAAGATGATATTTTATATGGCTATGAATATGACGATACTGAACAAATAGACCATCATCCTACAATTCCACAGCATAATTCTTTTTTAAAAGATATATTACCTCAATATGCTATTTCAGATGAATACGTTCTTATGCTTGAAAAAAAATTAGATTTATCTAGTCAAGAAAACAATAGGAATGTTAAATATTTTGAAAAAATGAGAGGTAAAAAATTAGGTAGTTTAATTACTAGAGATTTTAGTAATTATAATATGAAAAATTTTATATACTCTGGTTAGCAATAAACCATTCACTTTCTGTTTTATACCAGTCTGTATTTACTAAATGATTAAAATTAAATTTTAAATCTTCTTCTAGATTTTTATAAAATTCAATATTACATCCTGTATGGTTAAAATGGTTTACTGCTTGTTCTAAACTTAATAAAAATTCTTTTACATTTATTCCTGAAAACCTATGATCTCCTGGATTTAAAAATAGATGTTCAAAAGTTTTAAATCCTAACTCTCTTAAAAACTCATGATTGCGTCTGTGCCCAATTATTAAGAAGGGCAAATGATTTAATATAGGCCATAATATTTTTTCTGACAAAATACTTAAATCTTTATCAAAAATATTCATATCATGTGTTTCAGCAACTAACTCGTAATAAACTTCTTTACGAGCTTGATTTATTATATGATTTACTCTTTGATTTTCCTCCTCGTCATTAGGTAATTTATAAGGAAAATTTCTTAAAAAGGCAGAAATTTTATCTTTTTCTTCAGGTACATTATTAATATCACAAATTAGTTCGAATCTTTCCTTTACTTCTGATGCTGTTAATTGATTTCCTGGTTCTATTCCTAAAAATGTAAATATACTATTATCAAGATACGGTGTTAATTTTAATGCTGACAAACATCTTATATCTCTTAAAAGCCTATTTAACAATATGAAAGTTTTTGATTTTATGTCTTTATTTTCTACATGATCTTCAAATGTACACAATGAGTTATGATGTGATTGATCCTGGTCTAAAAAAAATTTTCCCTGATTTAAAAATTCTGTACTAAAAATGTCAAATATTTTTCTCTGATTTAAATCATAAATATTTCTATGAACTTTTGATATGCCGTGTATAGCAATATTATTAGTATGTAATCCTCTAGACGATAGTAAATTGTCTAGTGACATTATCTTACGATCTAATCTATTCAGGTTATCTCGCCCGGTATCTATATAGTCATGTGTATGCTCTAATGGTTGGCTTAGTAAAATTGGAATATTATTTTGTTTTAAAATATTTACTGTATCTTGTGATAAAAATCTTGCCCATGTTGTATTGAATCTGTCTATGGTATTTGGCATAGTAACCAAATAATATGCTGGCTGTGTGGGATCGTACTCGTCTATTGATATATTTTTATAGTGTTCGGTTTTAAATCTTTTGTTCCAGGCGGTATGATTTCTATCTCTCCATTCTATATTATAATTTCCTGAATGCTGGATCGCTAGGTCTTGCACGACATCATTGATACATAGGAAGTCATCAGGTACTTTCTTTTCAGTAATTATTTGTATCATCCTTATATTTATAACCAGATAAATAGTAGTGGTAGTTTAAAAGGAGTAACAACTATGGCAGAAAACACAGATAAAAAAGAATTTCATCCTGCTGATACGAACGGTGATGGAAAAGTAAGTAAAGCCGAAGAGGCGATGTATTTAGAATTTAAGAGAAAAGAACTTGAAGATTTAGACGCAATGCGTGATGCACAAAGAAGTATGGCTTGGTTTGCACTAAGTGGTATGCTTTTATATCCGTTTGCTGTTGTAATTGCAGTATTGGCTGGGTTAAATCAGGCGAGTGAAATACTAGGCGATATGGCCGCTACATACTTTGTAGCAGTTGCTGGTATTGTTGCCGCATTCTTTGGTGCTCAGGCATTTAGTAAAGGTAAGTAATAGTATGTTCATCAAACACTATGTAAGAATGTTGACACGAGAAGAACTCACTGATGAGGAAGTTATTGTGTATTATGATATAGTCCAAAGTATTGTAGAAACAAAATTGCTTACAGCATACGATGAAAAGAAGTCTAAAGTAGGTGTAGAAGTAATGGCTTATACATCTGAAGATCATGATGGGGATATGTGGATATACGAAATTGTATTACAAGAACATATAGACCCAGATGAAGGAGACGCTATTTCAGAAATGTTATTTGATGAGTTTGATGATATACAATTTACATTTGAAGCATCAGTAGAAATTTAATGATCCTAGAGGTACATTATCTAGGCAACGAATTTGTTGTTTACGATAAACAAGCCAACAGAATTACAGATAGAAATATTTTAAACGAGTTGGCTTTTATTCAGCCTCCTGGTTATAAAAGTGTCTTTAATATAGAAGTTAAAAATTATACACCTCAACTTCCTGATCAAAATCCCCTCGATATAAAAATAAATCTTAACAAACTATAAACCCTGCTATAATTGTTTTTATTATAAAGGTTGACATAGCCAGAATTTCTGTTATACTAATATTCAGTCAATTAAATAATATTATATAAAGGAATAAATATGTCGTTCAACAAAGTATTCAATCAAGAAGAAGTCGCAAGACTTAAAAAATTAATCCAGGAAGGAGATCAAGTCCTTCATGAAGTCGACGCTCTTAGTACAGGACTAAGAGAAACGGTTAAAGCAATAGCAGAAGAAATGGATATTAAACCGTCTATTCTAATGAAAGCAGTTAAAGTAGCACACAAGGCCAAGTTTACAGATGAGCGTGATAACTTTGATGAGCTAGAAACAATTTTGGAAGTTGTTGGTAAAACACTTTAGTTGTTGACTAAGTATTGAAAATCAGTTATAATAAAATTTTACAGGTAAGTTATCTATGAGTTATGTAGACGCATTTTATGAGCAGTCTAAAGACATTGTAACTGTTATTGAACGAGTTAACGGTGAGCGTATAATTAAAGAACTTAAACCTTTACATAATTTTTATTATAAAGATCCAAAAGGAAAGGCTAAAAGTTTATATGGTGATCCTATAACTGAAGTACGTTGTGCTAATATTAAAGACTTTAAACGTAATGTTGGTATAAACAAACATAATGGCTTATATGAGAGTGATATAAGGCCTCTTAATAAAACTCTAGCACTAAATTATACAAATAGCCAAGCACCTAAACTACAAACTGCATTTTTAGATATTGAAACAGACTTTGATCCATCTAGAGGATACAGTAGCCCACAAGATCCATATTCTATTATTACAGCAATAGGTGTATATTTAGACTGGATGGATAGTATGATATGTTTGGCTGTCCCTCCAAGAAGAATATCATTCGAGCAGGCAAAAGAAATGACAAAGCATATGCCTGAAGTTATTTTGTACAAAACAGAAAAAGAAATGCTAGATGCATTTTTAACAGTTATTGATGATGCAGATATTTTAAGTGGTTGGAATAGTGAGGGATATGATATTCCTTATATTGTAAATCGGATTATAAGAGTGATGGGTAAAGCAGAAACTAGAAGGCTTTGCTTGTTAAAAAAATTACCAAAAGAAAGAAAGTTTGAACAATACGGTAAAGAAATTACCAGTTTCGACCTAGTTGGTCGGGTTCATCTAGACTATCTTAACCTATATAGAAAATATAATTATGAGGAACGACATAGTTATAGGCTAGACTATATAGGGGAGATGGAAATAGGGGAGAAAAAAGTCCCTTATGAAGGTAGTCTAGATAGACTTTATAACCATGACTTTGAAAAGTTCTTAGAATATAATATACAAGACGTTATGCTGTTGGCTAAGATGGATAAGAAGTTACAGTTTATAGATTTAGCAAATATTATTGCACATGAAAACACAATACTATTGCCCCAAACAATGGGTGCTGTGGCAACTACAGAACAAGCAATTATCAATGAAACACACAGACGTGACATGGTTGTACCTGACCGACCTAAAGCATCTGATAGAGACCAGGCGGCAGGTGCCTATGTGGCAACTCCTAAGAAAGGTTATCATGAATGGGTAGGCAGTATGGACTTAAACAGTCTATATCCTAGTGTGATTAGAGCCTTAAACATGGGAGGCGAAACTATTGTAGGGCAGTTACGTTTAGATTATACAGAAGAATCTATAAGTAATGCCATGCGATTAGAGAAGAAATCCTTTAGTGATGCCTGGCACGGCAAGTTTGGTACTGATGAATTTGAGTTTGTTCGTAATAAAGACGTAGATCATATTATGCATTTAGACATGGAAGATGGTGCTAGTGTTGAAGTAACTGGTGCTGATGTCCATAATTTAGTATTTAATAGCGGTCAACCTTGGAACATAAGTGCTAATGGCACATTGTTTAGAACAGATTTCCAAGGAATTGTGCCTGGATTACTTGAACGTTGGTATTCAGAAAGACAGGAGATGCAGAAGAAGAAAAAGGAGGCAACCAATCCTGAGGAGATAGCATTTTGGGATAAAAGGCAGTTAGTTAAAAAGATTCAATTAAACAGTTTATATGGAGCAATATTGAATCCTGGATGTAGATTTTATGATAAACGTATTGGCCAAAGTACAACACTTACAGGCAGAAGTATCACAAGACATATGGGTGCTCAAACTAATCTAATGTTTACTGGAGAATACGATCATGAAGGAGACACTATAATCTACGGAGACACGGATTCTGTATATTTTACAGCCGTCCCAGC